AGTTAAAATTCGAGAAACAATCAAAGCTAATGCAGTACCTAAAGACGTTAGCCAAGTAGGTATTCGTATGCTCAAGTTCTGCAATGCTTGGGATATGAAAAAGATTGCTGATAATGTACAGCAATACGCAGAGCCTTTTCAGGCAAAATATCAAGGAGAAATTAAATGAGTGCAATTACAGAAAAACTATCAAAAGTAAACGAAAGTTTCACAGTTAATCGTTATGACAACGGCTTTATGATTGAAGTAGGTGGACGTGATGAAGAAAACGATTGGAAGACTGCTAAAGTTATCGTTGGAACTGAAGAAGAATTAATTGAGTTGATTCAAGAAACCCTAACACTACCCCTAGCAGATTAAGGAGAACAACATGGCTCAGTGGACTGTCAGTACATATTATAAAAAATCTTGTCAAGAAGTTGAAACCTACAATCAAAGCAACGGTGATGGTAGAGTTACTGTCGTTAATGGTTTTCGCTATGGTGAATGGACTGTAGAAACTACAGATGACAATCCACCTGAGTTTGAGTTCACAGAAGTACCTGGAGGTGATGGTCGTAAAGACAGCATCAATATGTTAGATTGTGAAATCAACAATATCGAAAGCGTTGAACTTGTTGAAATGTTCGACGGAGGTTGTTGGTATGATGTAGATGTTACAGGACTTGATGAAGAAGCTCAAGCAGAAATTGAAGATTTCCTTGAAGAAAACAGTCCATACGAGCTAGAAGAACGCGAAGATGATCCCTGGTATCAAGGTGATACCGAATGGTGGATTTGGGGGCCAATTGAAATTAAAAACGAAGCTGGCGAAACTGTTCGTATTATTTGCGCAGATGCCGACGGTAATGTTGTGGACTTTGTTGAAGAATGACAGAGATAAATACGTATATTACTAGTGCGCCTTCGGGGCCTAGTAATTGTGTGTACGAAACAACATGCCCAAATAAATTTACGGGGTGTAAGGAGAAAAATATGACAGTTATATACGCCAAGCCAATTGTGGATGGTAAATTTTGGATTGTAGAACAAGACGGTTCTAAAATTGCAACATTACACAAAAAAGAAAATAATAAATTCGTACTAAGTAGTACTACAGGTGAGGTTATGTTTAATAAAAAACAAGATCTTACAAAACACTTTGGAGAAGGATTTTTTCTAACTAGCACCAAAGTTAAAGTTACTGCACCGGAAGTTCACGAATGCCACGGATTCCCAACAAGTGGTAAACCATACAATGCAATGTATGATGTCCGTAACAAACTACCTTTATTCACTAAAAGTAATGCCAGCAAGAGCTTATACTGTGCAGGTTACTATACTATTAAATTTAATAAAGGGTGGGTTAAGAGTTTTTGCCCTAAACTAATTACACTAGAACGTAACGAATACAAAGGTCCGTTCAAGAATGAATTAGAAATGAAAATGGTATTAGCCAATGCAAAATCAGATTAATCTTACTCCAATTACTCAGTTTGTACAAACGTTAAGAGCCGCAGAGTTAAGTCAACAAAAAGAAGTTAAAATGCCTATTCAACAGGCAAGATTACTTAGCTTGGCTCTTGCGGAAATACAAGATAAATTGTTACAAGACTATGAATCTATGTATAATGCTCTTAAAAGCAGTACCGATACTGAAGTAGTTAGTATTAGTATGGATGGTGGCGGATTTAAAGACAATTAAGTATAAATATATACGTATATTATTAGGATACGTATATTATGTCAAGACCAAAGCCAAAGGTATTGTTAGAAAGTACTAACAAGAAGACCTACAAATCTGAACAAATATTAGAAGCAGAAGCTATTTGGGCTGTATTCTATAAAAATGAACCTTTTAATTTAAAATCGTTTAATAGCCTCACGAGTTATCCAGGACCAAAGTATAAAAAAGTTTCATTCTCAAATCCTGGTCACGCTCGTAATCTTGCCAAAAAATTAAATCTAACATTTGGTTGTGAAGATTTTCAAGTTGTTATGCTTACACAAGGTACTATTGTAAAATGATATCTCGAGATGCCCTGACTAAAATTTTTTTACAGCAGTGGGGCAAAAGTACTGACGAAGCCAATTTTAAAATCTACTCCAGAAAATGGTGGCAATCTAATAGAGCAAGTAAACAGACTGCACTTCGACTAAGCGAAGAAGGATATATATTTTTGGTACAAGATTTGGAACTTAAAGAATACGAAATTCCATTTACCGAACCAATTGAGCTGAGTCCCCAAACTATCGTGTTTTTGGAAAGATACATAGATTGCCCGTACTATCTAACTCCAATGTCAATCACTGTATTTTCCGAACGTAAGAGTTTTGAGCTAATGTTGTTTAGTGACGACATTAGAAAATTTGGCTTAATTAAAGCCATGAATGAGCGTGAAAAAGAACTAGCTAGCTCAAATCTTGCTTGACATATCTTCTAAGTGGTACTATAATAAGTACTTACACAGCGTTATTCGTAACAACAATTTTTTTAACTTAAAAAGATAGGAAGCAAAATGGCAGAAATTTCCAGTCGCACAGTTGGCCCTAGCGGTGCTAAAAAGTCTTTGCGCAAAGCATTTAAAAATAAACGTCCAATCTTCCTATGGGGTCCTCCAGGAATTGGCAAATCCGATATTATTAAACAGCTCGGTGCTGAAACAGATGCGCATGTAATTGATGTGCGTTTGAGCTTGTGGGAACCTACAGATATTAAAGGTATTCCATATTTTGACTCAGTAAATGAGACAATGAAATGGGCTCCTCCATCAGAATTGCCAAGCGCAGAAATGGCTAAACAACACAAGAACATTATTCTGTTCTTGGACGAAATGAACTCTGCGGCTCCTGCTGTACAGGCGGCTGCCTATCAGTTGATTTTGAATCGTCGTGTTGGTACTTACCACTTGCCAGACAATGTTGTATTGGTTGCGGCAGGTAATCGTGAAACTGACAAAGGTGTTACATTCCGTATGCCTGCTCCGTTGGCTAACCGTTTTGTTCACTTGGAAATGCAAGTTAACTGGGATGACTATTTTGATTGGGCTGTTGACAACAAGATCCATCAAGATGTTGTGGGCTTTTTGAGCTTCAGTAAAAAGGACTTGTACGACTTTGATCCAAAATCTAGTTCACGTGCGTTTGCTACTCCACGTAGCTGGTCATTTGTTAGCGAATTGCTTACAGATGATGATGTTGATAACGAAACATTAACTGATTTGGTGTCAGGTTCAGTAGGTGAAGGCCTTGCTATTAAGTTTATGGCACACCGTAAACATGCCAGCAAAATGCCTAATCCTTCAGATATTTTGGCAGGTAAAGTTAAGAAAATGGACACTAAGGAAATCAGTGCCATGTATTCTTTGACTGTATCATTGTGCTATGAGCTCAAAGATTCCTGCGATAAGAAAGCTAAAAATTGGAACGACCAAGTCAATAACTTCTTCCAATTTATCATGGACAATTTTGAAACAGAATTGGTTATCATGGGTACTAAATTGGCTTTAAGTACTTACAAATTGCCACTAGATCCAGATGAGATCAAATGCTTTGACGAGTTCCACGCTAAGTTTGGCAAGTACATTGCCCAGGCAACTGATAAGTAATTTGGTACAGTCTTATTTGACAGGACCTGCGGGTCCTGTTATAATATATACATAGTGAAAAATTAGGAGCATAGATGTCACATACCGATCCAATCATAGATAAAATTATTGTAGCTCGTGTTAGTTTGCTACTAAAGCATCCATTCTTTGGCAATATGGCTACACGCCTAAAAATTGAAGAAGCTGAAGATTGGCTTCCTACTGCCGCTACAGACGGTCGTACTATTTTCTTTAATCGTAAGTTTTTTGAACCACTTACAGTTAAACAAGTAGAGTTTGTCATTGCACACGAAATCCTACACAATGTGTTTGATCATATGGGCCGACGTGAAGGTCGTAATCCACGCATCTTTAATATTGCCGCTGACTACTGCGTTAACGGACAATTAGTTCGAGACCGTATCGGTGACCATAACGTAGGTGATGTTAAGATTTTTCATGATCCAAAATACTATGGTATGGGTGCGGAAGAAATCTATGACAAGATTTACGATGAAATGGACGAAGACGAACTTAACCAGTTAGGCCAATTGCTCGACGAACATATTGATTGGGGTGAGCAAGGTAAAGATGGTCAGCCAAAGTATTCTAAAGAAGAACTAAAACAGATTCGTGACGAGATTCGTGAAGCTACTATGCAAGCCGCACAGGCCGCAGGTGCTGGTAACACTCCTGCATCAGTTGCACGTATGATTAAGGAACTTACTGAGCCTAAGATGAATTGGCGTGATATTTTGCGTCAACAAATCCAAAGCACTATTAAGAATGACTTTAGTTTTATGCGTCCTAATCGTAAAGGTTGGCACATGAACGCTATCCTACCAGGTCAACAATTTCAAGAAACAATTGACATCTGTGTGGCAATTGACATGTCAGGTTCCATCGGAGACGAGCAAGCCAAAGACTTCTTAACAGAAATCAAAGGCATCATGCAAGAGTATAAAGACTTTAAAATTAAAGTATGGTGCTTTGATACCAAAGTCTATAACGAAGCAGACTTTGACGGTTACAACATTGACGAGTTTGATGAGTACGAGCCAATGGGCGGTGGTGGCACTGAGTTCGATGCCAACTGGAATTACATGAAGGAAAATGATATTCAACCTAAGAAGTTTATCATGTTTACAGATGGATATCCTTGGGGCAGTTGGGGTGATGAAGACTATTGTGATACAGTATTCATTATTCACGGTAATGACAAAATTGTTCCACCATTTGGAGAATATGCTTATTACCAGTTTGCTACGGAATCAGCATAATGGCATTAAAAACAGGCAAACCCAATCCTCTAAACTATTTCGATTTGCGTAGGGTTGAGTTTGCCGCTCCTCATTTTAAGTATACTACTTTAGAAAAGTATAATCCTCCTTACGTCAAATCTATCGATGAATGGATAAGACATAACTTAAATAATAGGTATTACATAGGGCAAAGTATTGCTTTAGATAACACCAACACAATAGTGTATACAACTACTGTTGGTTTTGAAAGTGAAAAAGAACTCAGTTTCTTCACGATTGCCTGTCCGTATTTACAACAAAGATAATTATATACGTATATTACACATTAAGGAGATATCATGGTAGATACAGTACAACAAGATCCAAATGCACAAACGCCCGCCGATCTAACAATTAACGATCTTAACGCACTTAAGGTTATTATTGACATCGCTAGTTCACGTGGTGCATTTAAGCCAAATGAAATGGTTGCAGTAGGTCAAACTTATACTAAGTTAACAACATTCTTAGATACAGTAGCCGCACAACAACCAGCTCAACCAGCTGCCGCACCTGCACCTGCACCAACAGCACCAGCTACCGGAGAATAATATGGCCGAACTCAAACACGTCGGCCGTGTTATTTCCACTAAAAAGAAATGCTTAGTGGCATATCGCACACTGCCCGGAGAAGCACACGAATGTCTTATTGTTCCAACAGAAAATTTACCAGATATCTATCATGACGCATTGATCAATCTAGTAGAAAGTTCAGCTGGACAAGAAGCGTATGAATTTGCAGAAGCAATGGCTCGTACACAATTCCCAGATGGCGCAACAATGCTACCAGCATTACATGCTTCAGGAAGATTAATTAAGGCTCCAACAGCTAGTATTGAAATGACTCCTACATCAGGATTTTCAATTCCGTTATCAGAACTTAATCAAATTATTGCTGAACAGCGCGGTGTTGCTGTAGATGATTTGTCATTGAAAGATAAACCTAGTGACAAGCCAGAAGAAAAGAAAGTAGAAGCTAAAGTAGAAGCTACGCCAACTGCAACTGTAGAAGCGACTGCACCTAGTGCCGATGCTACTCCAGAAGATCAAGCAAAGTTCTATCGTAGCCAAGCTGACAAGTTAGCCAAAGAAGCTGCCGCAATGAGACGTAAAGCAGAAGAATTGGTACCTACCGCCAAGAAAAAAACAGTTAAATGACGCAAATGGGAAGACATCTTCCCAAGGACGTTGTTGAACATTGGCCAGAAGTATTCGGTGATGTGCGCTTAAATGTGTTACCTCTTAGGTATCTCCACGCCGTTCTGGTCAATTTTAAAGACGGAAAATCTTGGGAAATAAAAATAACAGCAAAAACCAAACGAGAGGGTTGGGCTTCTTTTGAAAAGAACTTAGCAGAAGTTTGTAAAAACTATGAAGACAATATCGATAATGTTGACTTTAAATTAGATACAGAACGTGTGCGTAAGGACATGGAGAAGCTGACTCAACAATTTTTAAAGAAAAAGAAGTTATAAATAATGGATGTTAGACTACTTAGTTTCAGCCAGCCAACCGAAGAATTTGCAAGCATGGGAATTGATGACGCCCAAGAACTCATTGCCTATTGCGCCCGTGTGTCCAATCCATCGAATCAGCTTAACACAGAGACGTCAGACAAACTCATCCGATACTTGGTCAAACACCAGCACTGGTCACCACTCGAAATGGTCAGTGCCTGTATCGAAATTACCACTACCAGAGACATTGCCCGACAGATCCTTAGACATAGAAGCTTCAGTTTCCAAGAGTTCAGTCAGCGATATGCTGACCCTACTAAAGACTTGTCGTTTGTATTGCGAGATGCTAGAAAGCAAGACACAAAAAATAGACAAAATAGCATAGAGTTAGATGTGCATAATAACGATGAAGATCGTTTTCTTGCCTATCAATGGGAACGTATGCAAGAGCTTGTTATTAAACAGGCACGTGATGCATATGAATGGGCTATTATAAAAGGTATTGCCAAAGAACAAGCTCGTGCTGTTCTGCCGGAAGGACTTATTGAAAGTCGGTTATATATGAACGGCACACTACGCAGTTGGATTCATTTTATTGAATTACGTAGTGCAAATGGTACACAGAAAGAGCACCAGGAAGTTGCTATTGCTTGTGCTAAAGTGATAGCTGAGATTTTTCCTCTTGCCAAAGATCTTGTAGCCAAATAAAGTCATTTATCTTGGCCAGTGCCTCCGGATTGGAGGCATTTTTTTCACCGTATTGACGACCTTGAATAGCACCCATGTAAGCATAGCTACCGAATGGAACATAGGTATTTAATTGACACCAAAAGTGTAATCTAGCCAATGCCTCCTCATTGTTAATTACTGCTAGTTTACAACACTCTCTAAAAGCTGAACGCCAAGTATTAAATGCATCTGTATTAAATGCTGTAATGTTACTTACTTGGTCCATTGCTTTAAATTTAGTGCTAATGCTAGTAGTCATGTCCACACTATTAACATCCATATTTAAAGTAAGATTCCTAGGTAGCAATTTAACACCACCGTAACCATATTCTAAGTTATTAATTGGATTTTGACTGCGCCATACATATACAGTATCTCTATCCCAATGATGCAATAGCAAGCTAAAATCAAAAGAGTCTTTAATAACAGCATCACCATCTACTACCCAAAACATCGGAGTAGTTGTTAATTTAGCGGCGGCAATGTGAGCATTATGTATTCCTTTAACTCCATGAACTCTCTGGGCTCTAGGAAATTTTGATATTAATTTGTTCCAATTATCGTCTGCATTTTTTTCGTTATAACTGATAAAAACAATGTCATAAGGTTTTAACTTACTAGCAACAACAGGGTATTCTTTTTTATTGACTGGGAATCTAAAATTAAATTCTCTCTTTGCAAGAGGCTTAAATTTTGATAAAAGCATTATTCCGTTATATTTGTTTTCATCTACATCGGCATTTTTAAACACGTGATTCATATTTCGTTCTTGCATATTATGATGACTAAAATATAAATCAAATTTAAAATCATCTAACGGTTCTACTTCGTGCGGGATAACCCAAAATAGATCAGTAGTAGCTGTCTCCATTGCTGATTGATATTCTTCAAAGGTACTAATATTAAAAATATCATATTGTGCAGGTGTACTTGCTTGTACATCTATTTCTTTTTTATTAACAAAAAATCTATAATCAATTTCTTTTTTAGATACAGATTTTGATTTTGGAAACAGTATTATTCCGTCATAGAATTCGTTATTTTTAAATACGTGAATATAGTCTTTATCCCATTCTGGAACTTGATAATCAAAATTAAAGTCGTCATTGACTATTAAATCAGGCCAAACTATCCAAAAGAATTTGGTAAAAGATTTCTTTTTAGCATCATCAAATGATGAAACTTGCCTAGCCAATGGAAATCTTTCTTTTAAAACAGAAAAGTTTTTGTCATTTAACTTATTAGAAATAAAGAAAATATCATACATTGCGTTTACGTATTATTCTCGGGGTGTTGCTATAAACAGTTTTAAAAAATTTGCTACCGGACGGATCCAAATTACTAATTTCTAGTTCGCATTTTTCTCTAAGTTCATCGCCTAAAAAATTAATATAAGCAGTGGTCTTTTCTGGATCTGATCCTTCATGATTATCTAACCAACGTTTTGTTAAGTATTCAAAATCACGTACATTGCTATAATCCCAATCTGTACAATTGGTCAAATAGGCTCCTTCTCTAGCTCCAAGAATTGACCAAATTCCATTTTCTACATCAGCACCCACACTTGCCCATATGAGTAATCTATGATAATTTTGCCACCAAACAGTTTGTAGTTTTTCTACCTTAGCACCTTGATCTAATGACATCTTTACGCCTTCACGGAAGCCTGCTCTCCATGCTTGGAATGGAGTTGCATTGGTAAAACTTTCACTGAAATTTTCGTTGAATTGATAGTACTTATCGTCAAAACAAAACTCTACTAGTCCCTTAGTATCATCGGGATCTGAGTTTTCATGAGTCTTCATATTGTTGACAAATTTACGTGTCCATAATTTTAAGCCGCCATTGCCGTACATTAATCCATTAACATGAACTTTGCCGCACCAGCTGAACACATGCTCCGGTGTCAATCCGAGAGCATCAATATCAATTTCAACTTCTAAGAATTTAGGGTCTACAATATTATCTGCATCTACTGTAACAAAGTATTCTGTTTCACTTAGTGCGGCGCATGCCTTGTGTGCGGCATCGCTACCTTTAACACCATGCACACGCTTTGCCCAAGGTACTTTGTTGCATAAGTCTGCATAGTTTTTTTCAGCGTTGGGTTCATCGTAGCTGAGAAATATAATATCTTGTTCTATAACTTTAATCATTTATAATCAATCCGTAACTTTTAAAATGTAGTTTTGTAGACATTGATATTTTAGCTATTTGATCTTCAATATCGTATCTAAAAGGAACGTACAAATCCTTTATAGCTAGCTCATTTATATTAAGTGCAATACTTCTTATTAAGAAGTCAAAATCATCTGCTAACGTTATAAAAAATAATATTACAGTGTTCGAATCTGGAAGTACAGATGATTTAGCAGAATCAGATAAAGAAAATTTCCAATGCCTTGTAGACTTAATCCATTCGACTGTAACTTCTGTATCAGTAGTAGGTGGCATATTAATCCACTCAAACATTTTATTTTTAAATTCGTAAGATTGATCTATTACCTTTACTAGAGTAATTTCATCGTTATTACTTAAAATTAAATAGTCTTGAGGACGTTTAACTCCTTCGATAAACAATTTATAGTCGCCAGCTGATATTTCAAAATTACTGTATCCGTGATACGATACATCATTAGATATACTTTTTAAAATGCCTGTATCTTTATCGTAATGCAGATAAAATTTCATTACGATAGGAGCTGGCGGAACATATTTTTTACGAGGCATTTAAATTCTCCAATCGTGTTAATATATCAGATGTTATAAAATTCTTTTCTACGTAATGGAATAACTTAGTCTGTTTAATATTGCCAACTATTAATTCACCTTTTGAGTTCAACACGAACGGTACAGTATCTTGCCAACTATTAGACATCATAGTCCATCCTTGCAGTGGTATCTTCATATGAATAAACGATAACGGACTACAGTTGTCAATCACCTCGTCATGAGTTCCTGTGATTTCTATAGCAATAGCTGTTGCTAGATCCATACTGGGCCATTCCTGGTATAGCTCTGGTGCAAATTTTGTGTTACACCATTCCCAATTATTAATTACAAATTCCAATACTTTATAAAATTCATGTGCCTTATCACCCTTTTTAAAATAGTGTAGGGCAAAATAAGGGTTAGTTAATTTATTTGCAATAAATGTTTTTCTATGAAATGTATCAACTAGTATATTTTCTAACTTATAATTATTAATCTTTGAACAAAATTTAACATCATAAGGAGAACAATAATCCCACCAACTGGCAATGTCTTCTAACAACAACATGTCGGCATCTAACACAATGGTTTCAGAATAGGGACTTGCATGATATAATTGCCAGCGATGTTCTGCCGCAAGCAGACTGTTTCCATCTGCCTTAAACCAAGGAATAGGAATTATTTGGTCAAATACTTTACGGTATTTTTCAGGTACAACACTATTTGTTACCAAAGAAACATTATTGATAGTCGGCTGGCTGTGTTTAATACTTAACGCTAATGCGTAGGCTTGTTTGACATAATCAATGTCGGTATTTTGTGCAAAAATTAAAAATCCTTTAGACACCGTTACCTCCATCGATATATCGACTAAGACTAAATTTATTCATTACATGTACATCTAGTCCAGTAGTTTTAGCCAGAGTATACTCTCCATAAAAATCTTTCTTTTCAATTAGAAATTTCATCTTATCGTTGTCTGTACTAATTAAGATATCCCTATCTGCTGAAAATATCATTTTGCCGGGAAGCTCAACTGTAAACTCTCCGTTTGTTTTTCCATTCATTATGTGGATGGCAATACTAAATGCAACATCATTTCTATATACAGGCGCATCTATTCCATAAAGCGTTCTAAAATAAATCCAATTAGATTTAATATATTCTACAAGATCAAAAAAACATTGCATTATAGAATTTTTATTAAAGATAAAAACTGTAGCCCAATAAAAAGGAACTGAATATTCATTGATTCGATTAAATGCGCCTATATCTCTGTTACCAGTTAAATCAAAACTGTTATGATAAATTTGAAAATCGTATTGATTATCTAAAGCTGGTTTTAAAATAGAAGAATTAATTATATAATCACTGTCTATAACTAATGTTCTATCATAAGGAGTTAAATCATACACTTGACTCCTTGACAAATTTCGCCATTCAAGCATCTTGCTTGCAAGGCTGCCATCGTAAAATGTTCGTCTTTGATTAGCTTCAACGTAAGGTATTTCAATCACTTGATCAAATTTATGATCTGGATATGCTTTCAAAAGCCAATCTTTATTGTCTGTGATAAGACTTACAGGAATATCTAGATATTTTTCAACCCTGCTGGCGGCAAATATTGCTAGTTTAGTGTAGTCAATATTAGAATTGTTTTGAGAAAAGATTACTGCACCAGTTGTCATAACTCAACTATATCAGAAATTTTTCTTTTGCTTTTTAAATCTGCGTACTTGACTGCATACTCATTTGTAGATGAAAAGTATATCTCAACGATATTATCAAAAAATTCTTGAACATCTGCTACAATTAATGGGAAATTATTAGAATCTACAAATGCTACATCTGTAGTATGTCCTAGGTCCAGTGCTGTTTTTGCAAAATTAATTAGTTCTGGTGTGATTTTAAAGGTAGCACCGCTAACATAATAAACTAATTTTTGCTGGTATTCTTCTAAAATTATTCGTCTTTGATTGCTCAACGTAGACATGTAATTGGCTACAGCAAACGCTTTTTCAATTCTTTCATCCATAGATAACTCCGTAATGTAATATAATACACTACAGTAATTAGCTTGTCAAGCCGATAGGTGAAAAATAACTGATTAAGTTCCTAGTAGAACTGGTGTTGCAACCGTTGGCAAATAGGCAGTAACATCCACATATGGTCCAGTTGCATACTTAACATTCATAATGCTGGTTAGTGTGCCGTCAACCGGATCATCAATACTAAACGTAGTAGTATCATTTGGGTTTCCGCCTACTGCACCGTCTGCTTGTGTCTTTGTATAGGCTGTTGATAAGTCCGAGAATGTTGCAATAAATGTTAAGATACTGCCCGTTGCATCTATACTAGCAGTCAATGTATATTGGTTAGGAGCATACAAACTTGAACCTGTTGTTCCTAGACTGTTAGTACAAATAACTATACCGTTTGCACCTTTATTATTATTGAACCAGTTCCATCCATATGTTGTTAGGCCGGATCCGCCGGATGATAATACCGGATTACCGGTAGCAGTAACTCCTGAATAACTAAAACTAATAGTTCCCATGTTGTTTAATAATGCTGTCCAAGATGTATTTTTTCCTGAAACAGTACCAAACTGTCTAGAACCGCTAAATGTAATCGAACTACCTGATTGGAAGAACCATTCTGCAATTTGATTAGCACTATAACCGCCCTGTGCAGTAAATGTCAGTGTAGTTTCGCATATTACACTTTGTTTACCAGATGGTTGAGTACCATATGATGTACCGCTACTAGTATTACCCCAACTTTGGGTGCGAACGCTAACTGCTGGGAAACTGTTATCGTTTTCTGATGCACCTGGAACCGGATTAGTAAATTGATTAGTGGCAGCTTTTACATAACAACCTGGATAGCTTACGCCGCCGATTGTAGTAGGACTAGGATTTGATAATGCTAACGCAACTGCAAGATATGCGGCACGGTCAGCTTGTCTAACTTTTACAGTATTCGTTGCTGTAGTTAGTGGGTTTCCATTGTACACGGGAGCCGCATTAAGTTGATGCCAATTTACCGCTGTGATATCAGCTTGTAATGCGTTCCATTGTGCGGAAGTAATCTTAGCACCAGTAGCAACTGCGGCATTAAATGTGCTTAAATTCTGTCCGTACCCGGCTGGTACTTTTCCGTAAATACCAGCAATGGCAGCTTGAATTGTATTAAAATCATTTGCGGCAACTGTGGTCATGTTACCAGCAATAGTGATAGGACCAGTCGAAGTACCTGAATTTTGACTGTAATTAACAGTATAAGTACCGCCATTGTTTGTGCCAGTACCGCTAATAAAGGCAGAAACATAAGTGATTGATGGAATTGTTGAGCCAGATGTCAATACCATTCCTAATGTAATAGCACCACTGGTCATTGAAGTAACATGTAGTGTAGTACCCGCTACTCCATCTGTACCGTTGTTAATATATCCTTGGAAAACAGCTGACATTTATATTCCTTTTTCTTTAAAAACTATTTATAAAATAACACATTCGACTAGTGTTTC